TCTGTCCTCATACATCAAATACTGAGTAGATATGCCGACTATAAATTTTGTTGATGTGTTATGCCTTTTTATCGTGTAGGTTGTAAACGGAGCAAGGTCTTTCGCAAATAAACAGGCTTTTGTAAGATCGTGTTCGTATACATAGTTACCTGCTCTATTGTTCACGCTGTCCCACGTTATTGAGCAGCCTTTCTGACACTGTTTATACATTAAGTTTTCTTGTGCCATGCAATCACCGCCTTAACCTGCATTGAAACCGATTGAACTGAGATATGGGATATTCAGCCAGTTGCTATCTGTCACCGCTGCTATCAGGTCACCGCTTGTCTGTGAAGCTGAGTAGTTCGGCGCATACGTGCTGTTGAAGATTGATAAATCCATATCGCCGCCTTTTATAGTTTCAGTCTGAGTTGTGTGTATTTCAAGTGCAGAGTTGTTCTGGAGACAGTCTGTATCGTAGGTGTCAGCGAATTTTCCTGTTGTTGTGTACGCTTCAACATAACTATTTGTGATATTGCTGCTGTATAGTATTGCAGAAGCGCTTTCATTCGCTCTTTCAATCCTGATGTAGCAGTTTCTGAGGTCTGTTTTGCTGAAGGTATTGTAAGCTCCTTTACACAGCACATCAAAAGCACAATTGCTGAATACCCTCACTCGGTCTGCTCCCGTTATTCCGATAGCAGTTGCAAAAGAGCCGTTTACAATACCCTTGAACTTGCAGTTCTCAAAGGTATACTCATTCAGTCTTGTGCCGACTTTTATAAATGACTTTGTGCCGAGTGTAGCAAGAATATTAAAAAAGGATAAGCCTTTGATTCTCGCTGTATTATTAGACGTATCATCGTCAATTACGATCATATCCTGATCTGTCGTACAGTACCAATTTGAAATTATCTTGTTTCTGCCGTCTACCTCAGCATTTACAACTAACTGCGGCATATCACCGCCCGGAAATTCGTCTGTGATATTGATATTTTCGCCAATTCTAACAAACTTCCCTGCTTCGGCTGCTGTTGTCACAAGGTCAGAGTATGTATTTACTATATAAGGGTCGTTTTCTGTTCCATTACCTGTAATCATTCTATCACCTCTATTCCTTCTGGAACGGTCACCGCTTCAAGCTTAAAAGAGCCGTCAAAGCACGATGCCGCAATTTTTGTAACTGGAATGTCGTTACTATCTTTATCAGGCACAAGCACTCTTGTTGATTTTCCCAAGTACATAATAAGCGTAATTTCGTTATTATCCGTTTCGTACAGGTAATCCCCGACTTTTGTCGGTGTATACGGTGCTTCTGGTGGGTTTGCAGGATCATATTCGTCAATTACATTCCATTCGTAGTTTTTGTCAACCGATATCGGGTATCCGTGAGGACGTGTGAATGATCTTTCATCACCGATAACGACCTCAATACATTCGCCTGTGATGCCATCTTTTACGGTCTTTGTAACTTCAAGGCTGTAATATCTGTTTGTTTCTGCATCCCATACTTTGCCAACGTCACCCACTTTGAAACGGTAATTGTTCGTAAAGTCTTTGTACTCGGGGTGATGTTTCAAGTCTTGTACTGAGATTCTGAAAGATATGAGCGGTGCGCAGTATCTGCCGAAAAATTCCTGTGTTTTGCGAACAAGCATCTGAAAATCATAGTATTCATCTGCTACATCAAAAGTAAAATTCTGAGAACGAACCACATTATGCGGATATGCTCTCGGCATTGTTGCAGGATTCCATGCAATAGCAAACCAACCGCCTTTATCGTCATACCCTCTGAAATATGTACAAAAAGTCTGTAAATCAACCGTTTTTTCGACCGATTTCAAGTTCAAGTCAGGGTGCAGAACAAATGCATCATCCTGCGCTCCATACATTCTGGAAGTGATCTTCACAGTGAAGTTATCACGATACAGCTCACCGCCGATAAGACCTGTAAAGCCATTTGAACCAAGTATCATTTCATAAGGAGTATGCCCCTCAGTCATTTCATACCATTCTTTGAATGTCGGGTCGGAGCTTAAGTCCGTCTGAATATCGAATGCATACCGGGTCTGCCCCTCTTCGCCAACGTCCCACATCTGGTTAAGTATGCTATCAATAAGAGTCTGTCCGTGGTATCCTGCAATTGATGTTCCCGGAAACAGCCAATAGTCGTTTAAATGATATGTGATATGTTCAGCATACGCTGTTACCGTCTGACTGTTTGCTGTGTTTTTGTACACAACTTTTCGGATAATAAACAACTGCCCCATGCACTTGATAATGTTCATTTCCATTATATATCGCCATTTCCCGAAAGAATCCTTCGGGTGAACAAGTGTGAGATTCCAACCGCCGTTCAGCTCTTCTGTAACTCTGCACTGTGTAGGTTCAAGAATGCATATTCCGTTTGTATCAAACTCATTCTGCTCAGTTTTCATATCGAAAATGCAGATGTAATTACATTCGGGGTCACCCTTTGGCTCAGGCGGCTCGATATATGGATAAAACCACATCGGCAGGAACGGTATTCCGTCATATACGCTCGGATTGATTCTTCTTGCCCAGTTAGGATTTGATGAAGGGTCTGTCGGGTCGTGCCAGTCATATGGAACAGTGTTATACTGCGGATTTCTGAAACCATCGTCTTTGATACAAGGTATATTTCTATCATGCATCAGGTCAATGTTTCGTAAATCTCCAAGCAATTGCTGCATACTCACTTCCACATCGTCCCATACGTGAGCACCGTTATTCGTGACCCAAATTGCAGAAGACGTGTCATAGCTGCTTGTTGTTTCGTAGTTCAGACCGCCCGTCAAAAGGAAATTGTTGTAACAATAGTGGTCGGTTGTAACATCATCGTGCATATCATTTTCAACGATAATACCTTGAAATTCTTCTTCCTTGATTTCTGTTTCAAAGTTGAAGATAGTATGAGTTGCTGCGAAAACTGCGAAAGAGTGATAAGCAGGTCTGATATTCGGTCCTGAATCTCGTCTCTCCGCTGCCAGTATCTCCCAGTCTGAATCTATCGTTATTTTACCTGTGATATTGCAGTCCTGTACTTTCATATATCCTGCAGGAAAAATGCTCAATAAATCCCAGTTTGAAGCCTTATCCGATTCAGTCCAATCGAAAGTATAGTTATATTCAAGCTCACAAGCATAATATTCGCCACCTGCGAAAAAGATACCTGCGTTATTCGTGTTGATCTTAAAAATACAGCCGTTTGCAACGAGTTGATGAGTTCTTTCGTACTGATAGCCGTCCATTCTGGTGTACATTCCGGTGCCGATAATAAAATCTGAACAAGCTCTGTATTTCGGCTGATGAAGCCTACCTGCATTATTAAGCCATATCGAAGTTGGCTCAATAGAATCACATGATATATCGTAGCAATAGACGTTCTGTAAGGTGACAGAACCACGGATCAAAATATCACGTGGGTGATCTAATTCGATCTTGTTTACTGTCAGATTTTTTATAAATGCGCTGCCCCTTGCAGCAGGAAAGCCGTAACACCAGACGTTAGGTCTTGCAGATTCTGAACTCGGCTGAAAGTCTCTGCCTCCCTCGGGAGCTGAGGTTGTTATAAGATTGATGATAAGTCCGTTAAAGTCGATAACTCGGCTATCTCTTGACCCTTGTATGAGGATATGCGGCGTTCCGTTCCATCTCTGAGTTACTTCAAGATTTACACGTTCAATTTCGGGAGCACCGACCCATAAAATATCATCTGTTGCTGTTGTAGCTGCCTCAATCAAAGCGTCCCAACTTGATACTTCTATGCTCATATCTCCCTCCAGTTCGTGCGTATTCTGACTGTTTCAACCGTTCCTATCCATGATATAGCATTTGCTCCAACAAGCAGTTCAGGGAGTTTTCCTTCGTCCTTGCCTGTAATCAATTCATAATCGCTCTTGTAAATGCAAAAGCGTTCTGAATCAATATAATAAATCTTCGGACTTTCCGCTGTTCCTGCTGTAAGTGAGTATATCTTATACTCAATTTCGTTTACAGTAAACGTGATATCGCCGTCAGGATTTGTCAGCTCTATGAGCGGTTTGCTTTTCCAAGTGCCGCCGTTTGTCAGTATATCGCCGCTTGTGAGGATTGACCACGGATTGTTTAAGCCGTATTTAAAAGGCTTCAAAGTAAAGCGTACAGTGTACTCTATGCGCTTATTGTCCGCTGTTTGCCGTGTAGTGTGGGAAATCGTCAGAATCTTGAAGTATACAAGCGGATAGTTTGAAAGCTGCAAAGCACTGCCTTTGCTCAAATACAGCCGTATCGCTGAATCGTCCATAGAATCAGGATAAAATTTGTAAAACGTAATGCTGTATGTTATCGGTTCAAACACGTTATCAGGTATTGAATATGGTTCGGGTGAACCTGTGTACCCTGACGTATACCTTTGTTTCGCAGGTGGAACAGGCTCTAATGTTGCAACAAAAACGCCGTATGTATCACTTGATACGCCGTCAATAGAGAAATTATAATCGCTTGTGTATTCTGCCATTAGTACCCTGTACCCCCTATCGCTCTGGTTTGGAAAATATTCAAATCAGCAAGTTTGTTTGCTATCCTCTCAACGTCATAATCTGACGATATACCGCCCTCAACATTGATATTGATTGTTACACCGCCGAGCATTCCGAGTTTGCTGTCTGGTACAACTGTCTCAGGCTCTTTTTCGCCGATAAGTGCATATGTTGGCTTCGTTACCCTGCCACCGTTTGCAAATTCGGGTATATCTTCACCGTGTATTTTGTCGTAGATGTATTCTCCGAATCCCTCAAAAAATCCGGGATAATTCTTTATTGCATCGCCTACCTTGTCAATCGCATCTGCAATATCATCAAGTGCGCTTACAACTTTTTCTTTTACATCAAAAATAACACTTCCTACCGTCTGCCAGAAGCTGTTCCATAATGCACCCGGACCTCTGAAAAATTCGTCAATGTCCTCTCCGAATCCTTCAAGCGATTCGCCTAATACGGACATTCCTGTTTTCCAGTTTTCCCAGAAATTGCCCTGCGCCGCATCTTCCATAAATCCTGCCATATCAAAATCATCAAACGCTTCTGCAACATTTTTCAGACCTTTTCCAAGCAAACTAAGCGAACCAACTGCAAGATCACCGACAGCAGAGAACAACGGACTGAGAAAGTTATTCCATACCGCTTCGCCGACAGGCGCAAGTGCCGTAAGAACATCATTTATCACCGAGAATGCGCCTGATAATGCATCTATCGCAACTGGTAAAGCATCATTCATCAGCCATGTACCAAACGGCTTAAGAACATTTTCAAATGCCCACGCAACGCCGCCGCTTAACTTCTCGATCAACGGTTCAAGGCTCTCACCAAGACCGCTCAAAGAATCCTTAAGCTTTCCAAAGTCTATATTTCCGACAAAATCGCTGACACTGCCAAAAATACTGCGTATATCTTCACTCAAAAAGTCAGGAAGAAAACTAATCAGCATATTGCCTATTTCGCCGCCTACCTCAAAAAGCACGTCCTTTGCGTTTGACAGTATTTCAGGAAGATTTGATATAATATCTTTTGCAATTGTAGTCAGCAGCTTTGTACCACGAATAACGATTCTCGGAACATTCTCTTGAATAGCCTTAAATGCCGCTTCTCCAAGCTTTGCAACAACAGGCTTGATCTTATCAGCCGAACGGCTCAGAGTGCTCATAACGTTTGCTATGCCTTTTTCAAGGAGACTTTCGCCGCCTTCTTCTCCTGCAAATATCTTCGTCAGACCGTCCATGACCTGCGTAAACGATGGCAGAAAATCCGACTTGATACCACGTGTAACGCCGCTCATTGCTGTTTTCATATCTTGCAAACTGTCCTGAAACTTTGCTGAGTTCTTGACTGCTTCGTCTGACATAACGCCGCCAAGCTCACGAACACGCTGTTTCATTTGCTCTGTCTCTTCTGCGGAAGTATTAAGCAATGCACCGAGTTCCGTTGCTCCACGTCCAAGCAGATCACTTGCAATAGCTGTTCTTTCGATTTCGTTTTCAACGCCTTGTAATGCTGTTATAGTCGCTGAAAACAGTTCTTCGCTGCTCATAGCCTTAACATCTTCAAGGCTCATTCCAAGCTTTGTAAACGCTTCATTATCGCTGTCAGCTGCATTCGCAAGAGTTTTCATTGACGTTTGCATACTGTCAATGGTTGTTCCACTATGCTCCATGACAGCCGACCACTCCTGATAAGCCTGTGCGCTCATGTTCATTTTCTGCGACTGCTTGTCAATGTGATCTCCGTATGCTGACAGCTCAGATACGCCGCTCACAAGTGACTTTGTAAAACTGCTTATCGCCTGTGTTCCGATACTTGCGAAGTCCTTGACCGCTGTTCCTGCGGCTGCTATGCCTTTTTTAAAGTCTGCATCTGATATACCTATCTTTACTTGTGTTTCAAAAAGTGTGCTTAAACTCATGATTTATCCCCCTTTCCATAAAAATTATCACGCAGAGCCTTGACTATCTGCTCTGCTTCATCCTCATTCTTTTCAGTCTGAGATTTTTCACCGCTGATAATGTCAATCCACCGTCTTTCGTTGTGTATTATCGCTGACAAGTGGTCTGTGACATATACCTTATAGCTTTGTTCTTTGCTGTATTCACGTGTTTTTGCTATCACGTAGTTGATAAATCCTTTGACTGTTCGTCCTCGATATTCAGCATAGCAGATACTGTACACATCATGCTCTTGCATGATGCAATAAAAAAACTGCGGATATCCTCGTCCATAAAAATGCTTGTTATGATCTCAGTCGTTGTCCTGATTATATCAACTGCCGTTTCGGGTTTTTCTTCCAGTATCTCCATGATCTTATTGATACTTTCGGTATGTGACTTATAAACAGGCGTTGCAAGTTGTATCCATGTCTGCTCCTTCATGTTTTCAAACAACTCTTTATCAGACATTATCTCGTCAACAAAAGGAACGCACTCATTCAGCTTGTCTATGCCCTCTAAGCCTTTTAATTCGTTGAATCGCATTATATCACTATCCTTTCTATATAGCAAAATATCCCCGAATCATCGGGGATATTCAGTTGTTATTCAGTTGTTTTATGCATCATCTGTCACTGTAAGCAGTGCCGTTTTTGTAAATACTGTATTTGTACCGTCCGACATTTTACAGCGGTATCTGTTGCCGTTATCGTCTGTTGTAACATCGGATAACGCTAATGTGTAGGTTGTTTTACCGCTGATATCAGCGAATACACTGTCTGTCGGTGTCATTACCTGCCACTGATAGCTTGTTGCTCCTGTTGCCGTAACTGTAAATGTAGGATCGTCTCCTGCTTCAACTGTTACAGATTCAGGCTGCTTTGTGATTACTATGCTACTTTCTGTTGTCACATCATAGCTGTAATACTGTATTTCTGGAACAGTCTTTGCTTCAATGCTTCTGAATGCTGTAAATGTCAGGCTCATTGTAGCTTTGGCACTCTTTGATGTAGATATCTGCAAACCGCCTGTCGATAGCGCATTGCTCATTACAAGCGCAACATAGCCGCCGCCCACTTTCGGGAACACAAGAGCGATATTCTCAAAGTCTGACGGTTTATAGTAAAGCCTTGTGTTGATCTTGCTGTCGTCCACTGTATCAATATCAGCTGCACCTAATGCACGTCTGAGACTGTCAGCATCGAAATTAAGAGCGGTACAGGTAACTGTTGAAGCTTCTTTGCCTGTAATTACCTGTAATTCCTTGTACTGGAAATACAAGCCGTTTACATCTTCGCCGAGATCAAGCCTTGTAACATTATCGTTAATACTGATATCGCCGCTTGTGCACATATACACATCACCCTCAGCAGGTGGAGTGAATGTTGTCGGGTCGAAATCCTTAACGAGAATCGCACCGCCGTAAGCCATCGAAAGGAAATCGTCCTTTGTCAGAATGTCATAGTCTGTAAGATTTATCACGCTGTTTATCCTCCTTTCAGTTCAAGGTAAAAAACGTAATATTCAACGTGTGAACTGTACGCTTTATAAGATCATCGCTATCATCACCCATTCGAGTTCCGAACGGATTACTTGCAGCATCAATTACAAGAACACCATCATCACAGAGAATTCTTAATCCTCTGTACGGAATTGCCGATGATATTTCTTTCGTTTTTTCAACTGCGTTCTTCCATGAAGCTTCACGATACCACGTAGAAAAAGTCATTGCCGTTGAAGCGTAAGGCTCTTCATCGTACCGACTGAATATTCCTTCATACGTGATATACGGAAATGCAGGTTTTGTGGGAGCTGAATATATAGCATTTTCTTCATACGCAGGTAAGAACTGCGAAAAGAAATTTTGTATAGCTGCTATCTTGTCCATATTGCCCCCTTATCTGCGTTTTTACCGCCGTCTGAGTGATTGATAGTATAATTATATACCCTCAATGCAGACCCCTCAAAAAACACCGCTTTTCGATGTGTTTTTACGGTTCGGGAGGAACAGGGTCAAGTATCTGCATATCATCTGGTATATCCCATTTCTCAGCCTTCGCATGGCTGAATTGCAAACCTGCACTTGCAGGTGTTTCTCTCTCGGTATTGCTTTCAGTGATCCTAAATGTCTGTTTGTCTTTGTTTCTCATGAAAACTTGTCCTTTTTTTAGGACTGTACCCTTGTCAACGCAGACAGTATACATTTTCTTTTCCGTTATTGCCTGTGCGACCTGCTGTAACAAGGCTTCTTGCGGTACTAACTGCACCGTAATCACTGCGCCTTTGTTGTAGGCGTAACCTACACCACCAACACCGCCGTATTCGTCAGGTTGCACGAAAGAAGTCTCTGAAAGTAATGTTATTTCCGTGTTGTAGTCGTTCATGATACCGCTGTCATATATGCTCATAACTCCGATATCCTCCGATACGCTGAAAAAAACTTGTTGAACTGTGACTGCCACGTTACCGCTGCGCCACTGCTTGAACTGCCTGTACTGCCTTTTGAATAGCTGTATACACCTTGAACGCTCTCCGACTGATAAGGTGACATATTAGCACTGCCTGTCATTTCGTACTTTGTGCGCCACGCTGCTGCATTGTCGCAAAGAGTTACAAAGCTTTTTGGTACAGCCATAAGCCAGACCTGACCTGTGAATGTTTCATCATTCAGCAAAGCCATTGATTCATTTTTGTTGCAGTATACTCCATCGTTAAGGTCTGAGCCTACAATACGGAAATACTGACCGTTTTTAAGCGTAAAGTCAGGCGATACGAAAGAACCGCCGCTGATTGTAAACGTCCCTCTGAAGATATCAGTATAATTGATGTAGTCTTTCAGAAAGAAGTTGTTGCAGTATTCACAATACTCTGTAATATCGGTCATTATCGCACCGCCTTTCTTTTATTCTTCGGTCTTTTTGCGACTGCGCTTTTTTGGCTTTTCTTCTTCAACTACCTTTATTTCTTCGGTAATCGTTGTTGTCGGTTCTGTTTCCTCAACCGCCGATGTTTCGACAGTCTCAGCAGATTCAGCTACATCGTCAACAGCCTTGATAAGCGCAGTTTTCTGCTTGTTATTTTCGCTTGACAGCTCTGCAATACGCTTTTCGGAAGGTGTATATCCTACTCTCGGATATACATCTCCCTCAGCGTATCTGTATGAACCGTCAAGGAGATCGGTGAAATGTCTTACTACGATGTAGCTCATGCGCCGTCACCGTTTGAAATTACATCTGCGATATAGAGTGAATCAGGATTGATAAGAATCGGAATAAATACCGCACTTGCTCTTGTCCAAAGAACATCAGGATCATGCTCTGTCCACTGGTCGATATAAATATATCTGCCCTCTGAGCTGCCCTGTGTTGCAATAAGCTTGTTGAGAACAGCAGGAGGTACGCCCCAAAGACCTGCGCCGATTCTTCCATTTACGTTTGAAGCAAAGAAAGTGATCTTGTTTTCAGGGAAGTATCTCAGAGTTGAGAGTGATGCAACACTTGTTGAAGCTGTGAAAGCTTCGTTATCAGGGTTGTATACGCCGTCAGCTTCGATTACTCTTTCAATGCCGAATTCTGTTGCAAGGTAATCGTCAAATGATGAACGTCTTACAGTTGCGCCAGAAGCAGCAGTACCATTGATAGCTGTCTGAACCTTTGCATTCTGTCTCATCTTTGTGATGTTCTTACGGCTTGTCATCATACCATTGATGATTACACCCTTTGCCTTTGCAGCATCGATGATGTTCTGGATAGCATCAAAAGGATTCGCAGAAGAATCAAGATTAAGCACAAAGCCTTTCTGATCGCTGCTCATACCAAAGTCAATTGTAAGGTCAAGATTATTCTCACCGATTGTAACCTTACCTGTTGCCATGATCTCATACTTAGCAACAAGAGTTCTTGTCTTTACCTGCTCCGCAAGTGTTCTTGCATCGTTAAGCACGTAGTCAACGAGGTTGTCAGGAATGGTAACACCATTCTGCATAGCTTCGAGCAGTGCTTCTGACTGATTGATCTTTACCTTGATAAGACCTTTCTCGATTTCATGATTTTCAAGCACTGGACGGATTGTCTTGTTTGATTCAGTATCAAATGCATGATACTTAGCCATTTTCGGAACGAGCTGCTCCTTTGCAAGTGTTGCCCATCTTGCTTTAAGGTTGTCGTTCTGTTCATCAATAAAAAGCTGATCTATCGGCTCGTTAGGTCTTGCAGGATCGAAAGGAAAATTAAGCCAGTCAGCTTCTGAAAGCATACCATTTATGCCGTTTGCCCATGTAATAGCCATTTAAAATCCCCCTTCCTTAAGCCTTTGTGTCTGCTGTAAATTCACCTGCTGCAACAACACAGCCTGTGCTGTCAACAGATGCAACAGTTCCTTTGTATGTGTCTGTGATGGTATAGTCACTGCCAGAAGTGAAAGCACTCCATGATGTAGTATCAAGCTCCTGTCCGTAGTATACGGAAGGTGCTGCTGTTGCTGTACCAACCTTATACAGATAGCTTTCACCTGCGGAAGGTGTATAGCCTGATGCTGTAAGTGTTGTCTTTCCGCTTGTAGCTGCTTCAACAGATGTTATTGTGATCTCAGCAAGTGAGCCGTTTGTCTTCCACTGAGGACGGATAACAGCAGGATCAGTATTGATAAATACAATTCCCTTGCCCTCTAATGCTGACTGTACGCCGCTCTCAGGACTTGCAGGAAGTCTGTCAAGGTATACAGTACCTTTCAGAACTACCGAGCCAGGCATATTGCCGCTTGTTACATCGATATCCTCATAAACGATACCCTCAACTGTACCGCTTGAATTTGCAGGGTAAAAAGTACCTGCCTTAACGATCTTTCGACCGTCTGAGAGAGTTGTTGCAATTGTCTGCGGAATCTCTCTTGTAAGTCTTACACAGTTCTCATCGTCATTCGCAAGGAAAAATCCGGGAGCGAAAGAACGAGCTGTGTTGTCACTCTGAATAAATGACATATTATTCCTCCTTTGTCGAAGAATCTCCTGTACCACTCGACTTTTCAGGTTTTATTCCGTAATGATCGTAGTTGTACTTTTCGTTGAATTTCTGCATTTTAGCCGCAATATCACTTGTCGGCTTTGTAGGCTGTGTTCCTGTCGGAACGTTCGGCTTGAAATTGGAAGTTCCTGCTTGTGGCTTGTACTCAGACCATTCAGTCTCAACCTTGCCGATAAGCTTGTCAACGTCCTTTATCTTGCCGTCCTCATCCAGTTCGATATCCTTGATATAATCACCATACTTTGTGATTTTTGTAATACCGTTGTCGGAATATCCCTTTTCTTTGAGATATGACTTCAAAGCATTTTCTTTTTTTGAAGTCGTTTCCTTTGTCTGGATATCAGCCTTTAACTTGTCATGAGCTGCCTTTTCAGATTCATACTTTCCTTTGTAATCGTCTTTTTCAGCTGCTTTGATTTTGGAATTAGCTTCATCAAGCTGTCTCTGTACATCGGACAGCTTTTCAGCATCTTCCTTGTACTTGTCTCTGTCTGCCTTGATAGCATCGATACTCTCAGAGTGCATTTCAATAATCGAATCGACCTGCTCGTCTGTGATACCCATTGCTTTCAACGCTTTCCTTGTCAATGCCATTATTAATACCTCCGTTACTTCGTCAGCCATACTTTGCTGTTCGGTATATATTTTCAAAGCCGTACTGCTTCACGGCTTAAATATGCGAATCGAGAGCAGTGGAAAAAGCTCTCGATTTTTGACTAAACGCTTATAGTCAGGAATGTGATATAATATCGTGCACTTCCTCAGTATTGCCCTGATTCGGTGCATATACAAACAAAAAAGCGTTACTATCCGTTAAGATAGCAACGCTTTGCTTTTACAGTAAACTCTTTTACTGCGATTTTTTGATTTTTTTAAGTTCCTCACGCCTGATATCCATAATTTTGAGATTATCTTTCAAAGGTATTATCTCAATTCTATGCCCTTTTTCAAGAGCTGCATGGATTCTTTCAAGCTGTTCGGAAGTAATCTTGTATTTGTCCATATTATATCACCTGACTTTTCATTTGTCAATACCTTTTGTATAGATTCATCACTTAAACTTTCCGTTCAGTATGCGTTTGTATTCTTCTGTATGCTCCGTAGCGGCTTTTTTCAGCATATGATGTGGCTTTTGCCCTCTTGTTACGTGATATTTACCGTCTCGGTCGTAATATCCCCACGGTGATTTTCTGCCGTTTCCGTCACTTGCATATATGCCTGTGCCGTACTCAACAAAAACCGCATATGGTTGATTTGTCCCGATATAAACATCGTCCTTGTGTACTGCGTGACTAATGCTGTTTCTGAGTGTTCCAGTGTCTACTGGTGTCAATTTTTTGCTAAATCCCTCTGCCGTGATGCCGATAGCTTCAAGAGCCGCCTCTTTATCGGCTTCAAATTCCCTCAGCACTTCCGCTGTGTGGTCGATTATGTCTATCCCATGTTTTCACCGTCCTCAATACATCACATCATCGTCAAGAGTACAATAATCAAGTTCATATACGTCTTTACCATGCTTTAAGCAGTCTTTAATAACGTCAATGACTTCATCGTCTGTTCGTGTTCGTGCTATCTGATACATCGGTAAAGCTTCACCGAATTTATCATAATACTTGTCTAAATATTCATCTAACATATTATATCACACCTTTTCGCAGAGTTCTTCCCATGCTTTAAGCGAGTTTGGCATATACTTTTCCATGTATGCTAATGCATCACCGCCATTTGTTTTAGCTGAGGTGATATTCGCCCACAACTCCGAAGCTGTTTCGTAGTCTCTGCATATTTTTTGTACTTTAGCCTGATTTGAAGCATCAAAGCCGAGTTCGCTGAATGCGCTTTTCAGTTTTTTATCAAGTCCAAACTGCTTTATGGTAGAATACTTTCGATTGTAATACCTATCACCATGTCCCCATGCTAATATACGCTTATCCTGTGTACTCCACCAACCATCGAATGCATCTTGCACACCTGACGAAAGACTGTTTTTCTTCAAATCTGCTTGTATTATATCACGTTCTTCACGGTCTGTCATGAACTTTCTGTTAAGTTCTCGGTCTTTTCGCATTGCTTCAAGGAATTCATCGGAAGAAGATGCCATTACCTCAAACATATCTCTGCTTGTAAAAATCTTTGTGTACTTGTTTACAGTATCGATCTCGGAAGTATGATAGTTTTCTTTAGGTATCTGTGTATCAAAGAAATGACCGTATTCATGAGCAATAGTTCCATATTTATCTTTTGCCTCATAATCGAACGTAATTGTATTTGAAGAACGTTGATATGCACCGCCGTTCTTTTTCTGTCTCAGTGTAGTAAGATTTGATGAATAGCTATCATATAGTCTTGATACTCTATTATCGGCTTTTCGTATCGTCTGTTCGTATTCATCTGCATTATTACCCATTACATCACGTATCTGGTCATTAAGCTTGAATTCCTCTTTCTGCGGTGTAGGTTTCGGCTGTTCTTCCTGTTTTTCAGGCTTCTCAGGTTCACCCTCATCCTGTTTCCTCTTGCTGTCTTTCCACTCCTGATACGTCATATCGCCGAGTTTATTGTCTCTCTGTGATGTATCGGACAGTTTGTAGTCAACGCCCTTTACTTCTCCGATCAAAGTACATCGGCAGTTATAAACGAGGTAAGGTTCAGCCGATGGATCACCCGGAAAATATATCTTTTCTCCGTCAACTTCAAACGGCTCTCCGACTTTCCGCTTCTGACCGTCAAGAAGTATGTGTTCGTGTCGTGTTCTGTTATCGAGCGTACTCATCCAGACTTGCATCATTTTTATTCCCATACTCTCAGCACGTTTATAGCTGTCAATTCTGCCGCCGTTCTGTGCGCTTGTTGTCATGGTTCGGGCATTACGAATAGCCGAAGTCTGAGACATATCTGTAACGGTTGCGGCTAATCTCTGAGATATCTTGTCTATTGATTCACCTTGCAATATGCCTTGTGTTATCGCTGAGTTAATGTGCTTTTTGTTCCATTGCTCATCTTTTGGAACGTTGACTTTCGCTTTTTTCGGGAGCAGGTCAGGTTCATCACGCAGAAGCCTTTCAACTGTCTGTCGGTCGTAAAGCGTAAACTGCGTATTTATCTTGCTGCCTTTTTCAATCTCATACGTGCCGTAATTGTAGTTTACAGCATATACTTCGGGCAAATAGCCGTTTATCACGCTTGCAGCTATCTTATTGCTGTTCGTCATATCAGCCGCCAGTGTATCAGCCATTCTGTGAAAACGATTTCCTTGAAAGACCTGTGTTCTTCGCCATCGAGCATATTCATCTTTATCAAGATCGCCATTTTTTACCGCTTCACGCTTCTTTTTATCAGCTTCACGGAACTGTTTCATAAAATCGTCTGCGGTTTCTCTTGCTTCTTTATACGCCTGTTTATAGACTTCATGGAGCTTTTTTTCCATTTCGGCAAGTATCTTGTCAGTTTCCTTGTGTGCAGGGTCTGGTTTCGGCACTCTATATCACCACGCTTTCAAGACCTCAAAAACCGCCTTTTTTAGACGTTCTTTCTTTAGGGTATATAATTATACCTCTAAGCCGTTATAATCGCCCTGTGCGTTATTCTGTGCGCTCTGTGCGGCACTAAACTGCATTATCTGTTCTGCTTCTTTCTCTTTCATAATTTCTTCTATGCGTTCACCTGAGCCGTTGAGAATTGCAAGTCTCTTTGTGGTTTCGGTATCGCCGAGATAAGGAGCTGACATAATAGCATTCTGAATAGCTTCTGTTGCGTTGATTGTCTCATAATATTCAACTGTAAACTTCTCTTTCTCGGTAACTCCTGCGATTTTCAGCATACCACGAAGAAATTTGAAGATATTGCTCTCTTGCATAGCCGAGTATTCACGCTGTTTACTGTACGCAGCATTGATCTGCGTTGCTGTCAGGTTTCCTGCGCTGAGCATTTCAGTGTTTACGCCCTTCATATTGTCAAAGAGGATGGCTTTCAAACGTGTATATGCTGTGTTATTGGCTTCAAAAGGTACTGTTATTTGATGCGGTTCTGCACTTCCATCATCATCAACATGGATAACATGAGATTTTATCAGATTTACAATAAAATTAGCATCTGCGATATCGTCCATACCGCCGTAATTCTTAAGTACCCAATATACTAATTCAGCCTGTGAAACGTTGTTGACAAGCTGTGAAGCCATAAGGTCAAGAGCCGCTAAGTTTTCACGCTCTCCGATAAGTGCAGACCGTTTTCTTATGCTGTAAAGCGGATAAATCGGGATATTTGTAGTATCCGCAGATTCCGAGATATAAACGCCCTCTGCATCATTCCAGACGGTATAAACGCTGTATGGGCGCTTCGGTGTCTTGATCTTCATCGGCTCGTCAGGCTCTTGCACGTACTCTGTAACGCCGTCAGGCTCACAGAAAGTCACGCATAACGGCTTGTCATTGGCAATCTGTGTGAAGTAGATGTAATCAACAGGCTTTCCGCTGTTATCATCAAGGATAACAACGGTGTCCATGTACTTCATATTCAGCACCTTATTTTCGCCTGATTCTTCGTCCTTGTAGTAATATCCGTATGAAGCACCGCAGAGAATAGCATCAAGGTACATATCTTTCAGTACATCGTCAAAATCTTCTCCGAGAATGTCCTTATTTGCTTCATTTTCAAATCCGATGCCGTTTGTAAGCAAATGTGAGACATATCCGTCAACAATAGTCGGGTAATAGCATACTCTGTTTTTGCTGTTCGGGGATATCATATCCTTATGTGCTATGCCCTTCATATCATAGATAATCTTCTCAACTGCGGCAATATCTGGATTTTCTTTGTCATAGTACTTGTATGACAATTCCGCTGTCTTGTAGGCTTCGGAACGCTTGAAATCTCCTATTGCCTGCAATATGAAGTTAATGCGTTTCTTTTCATCCTTGCCGCATTTTATTAAATCGTTGTGTGTAAGCGTAATTCATCACTCCCATGTAGCCTGATATTCAGGTGTTTTGCCGTACAGCTTACGGATATAACTTGCAAGGCTGTCGGGAGCATCGTCATGCTCCGCAAACTCGTTATAATCACATATCTGCTGTATATACTCTTTGTCTGTGCCGTCTACAAATACTATATCATTCCATACCCATTTCAAGAACGTAACGATCTTGATATACTTGTTTTCACTTTCATGATAGGTATTCGCTCGTTCGCCGTCCATTTTCAGCATTTTTGCAAGAAGTCCCTTGTCAGCGTTCTTTTCGCAGATAAAGCCACCTGCGTTAAATCTCTTGCGTTCAGCTATTATCTCAACTTTCACGCTGTCAACGGCTTTATGCCATAATCTGCCGTATACATAGTATTTATCGTCTACCTTACGGCAAATAGTAAGTGCTGTATAATCCTTGTTATCCTCATAAGCTGCATCAATATGTACATATCTTGCCTGTTCGACAAGCGAAGCATCTGCACCGATAGCAGGATCTTTGAATATAATATCTTCTGCGGCTATGTGCTTAAGCTCATAGTTAGCGGCAAACAGTGAAGCCACCATATGAACCTTAAGCCATTGCAGCTGTTGTTCCGAGATAAGTCCTGTCTGATAACAGTCAAATTTCTGCGGATTCGGCATAAGACAGAAGCAATCCTCAGCGTGCCACGGAGTACCTGTATTGAAGATTCTGCCGCCCCTGTTCTTGATGTTCTGCAATTCCTGATAGACTGTCTTTGTGCGTTCTCTCTCGGCTTTTGATACTCTATCCTGCACATTGACTATATCATCTGTAAAAATACGGTCAAAGTGTTTACCTGTCAATGAGCCTTTTGAACCTTTTCCGACTAACTGAGCTGTTCCTCGAGGGTCGTTTGTGAGATTCGTTGTCAACTCGACAGCACTTGACTTTGTGATTTTAAGTGACATTCCATGAATTGCATGAACTATCTGCTGAGTGATAGGCTGTTCAAGAATTTTCTTTACCTGTGCGATAATTTCTTTAACATCATCGTCACTTTTTCTCATGAACATAGTCTTATCATTCGGATATAGAATAATTATGATAGCAAGGGCGATAGAAACCGCTGTTGTCTTATAACTTCCTCGGTGAGCCTGTAACGTCTCATCTTCCCGACCGCAGACCATTTGTATTATCCAGTCATTATGCAGCTCTGTAAGCAGATTAAAGCCGACTGCATGACCGAACAAAAACGGCATTGTCATGAGTATTTCAATTGCTGTTTCCTTCGTCAGATTCAGACTTTGACTTGTATTTATTGAACTTCTCGACAAGGCTGTTCACCTCGTTTCGGGTTTCTTCGCTCATAGTCGTATTATCATATTCTATGCGGTCTGTCTGTCCGAGCAGATTCTTTCCAAGAAATATCGCCATTGCAGCTGATTTTTCAGCAAGTTTAAATTGATATCTGCGTAAACTAATTTTGCCCTGTGCTGAGTATTCTTTAAATACATCCGCAAAATTGCGGTGATACGTCCTTTTAACAAATCGTTCTATCGTATCAGGCGAACAATTAAAAAAACCTGCTATTTCGTCAAGAGTACATTGCAGACCGCAAAGTTTCTCAAATTGTTCTTTGGATATTTCTTTCTTTGGTCTGCCTGCCATACAATCACCTCAGTTCAATTTTTAATGGTTGTATACATTGGAGCGTGATAGTCGGAGTTAAACCGCTATTTCTTCATAGGATATGAAGCGTTCTATCGTTGAACTAATCACGCATATACACGCTGATTATTTATCAACGTGTCTTTCTGCTTGTGTTACTCTTTCACCTTTATACA